TGAAACAACAAGGGCAGCGAATCAGGGAGCGTTACTTGGCGCAGTATCTACCAGACTGCAAACCGTGAAAGAATGGATTTCTGTAAACGATGATAGGACAAGGCGCATCCCCCGTGATAAGTTCGACCATCTACACATGGACGGGAAGCAAGTTCCTACAGATATGCCTTTCACCGTTCCGGGGATGGCAAGTATTGACATCATGGAATATCCGGGTGATCCGAATGGAAGCGCAGGCAATGTATGTAACTGTAGATGTACCGTTGGATTTGAAGTGGTAAGAGATTCACAAGAGAGACCCGTTGAGATTAGTGGTGGTTTACGTGGGCCGGCTGGCACTATGTGGAATCTATGGAATAACTCGTTATTTTTGCAATTACAAAGTTTAATCAATGAAGCAGTATCAATGTAAGGATGTAAGCAACGGTGTGGAAGATGTGGACATGGCTAGTCGCAAGGTTAAAGCCGTGTGGGCTAGAATGGGTAATGTTGATTTGGACAATGACATCATCACACCTGGAGCATTTACACGAACCATTGAGCAACGTGGCCCGAAAGGTAAAAACCTTGTTTGGTCATTGATTGATCATAAGGCATCCATGAAATCCGCAATCGGTAAACCTTCCGAATTGTACGTTGAAGGTGATATGCTGATTGCAGTAACACCAATCATTGAAACGGAAGCCGGGGAAGATGCACTAAAACTTTATGAAGCTAAACTAATCAATCAGCACTCTATCGGGTTCAGCACAATCAAATCGGATTCAACGGCCGAAGGTGTGAGAACCATTACCGAATTGATGCTATACGAAGGTAGTGCAGTACTATGGGCAGCCAACCCTGAAACTCCAACAATTGCAATGTATAAAGGCATGGAGCCGGAGAAAGTGAAAGAAACGCTGATTGGTAGATTGGATTCTCTTTACAAAGCATTTAGACACGGCACATTCACAGATGAAACGTTCCAACTTTTGGAACTTGAAATAAAACAAATACAAACGGCTATATCAGAACTCACCACTCAACCCGACGCAGCGAAGCAGTCACTTGACCCGGTAGAAGATAACAAAGTTGTATTTGATGCTCTCAAACAATTAAACAACAAATTTAAACTGTCTACAAAATGACACAAGAACAAATCGCTGCGGAGGTGAAAAGTATCGGAGATAACCTCACGCAAGTACTGGCAAACTCTGCCACTGCCAAATCCGATGCAATAGAAGCGAAATCAGTAGTTAATGAACTTAAAGCAAAATTGGAATCAGTTGCTTCTGCTGCTGACCTTGCTGAATTTAAGAACGCAATGCAAACTCAGTTCGATGCCCTTACCACTAAGGTAAAAGCCGGCAATCCTGATTCTGCAAAATCTTTCAACGAAGCATTGGCCGAGAAATTGGATGGTCGTAACATCGAAGCCGAAATCAAAAAGAACGGTCGTGTTCTGATTGAAATGCCCGAAGTAAAGACAATGACTTTAGCATCTAACCTGTCAGGTGATTCAGTTGCGACTTACAACACTCGCCAAGCAATTCAGCCCGGACAGTTAGTAAACTTCCGTGACTTCGTGCCTACCGTACAAAGTTCTACCGGCTTGTATGTAACTTACCGTGAGGCAACTGGTAATGCCAACAACATCGCTGCACAACTTGAAGGTTCACTAAAGCAAGAGAATAACTACTCTCTGACCGAGGTTAAAACCGTTAACGAGTTCATTGCCGGATTCACCAAGTTCTCTCGCCAAATGCTTGCATCTTTGCCATTCATGAGCCAAACGTTACCCCGTTTGTTAGCTCGTGACTTCTTCAAAAAAGAGAATGCTGCTTTCTTCTCTACCGTATCAGGTGCTGCTACCGGTGTAACTACCACTTCGGCTGCTACTAACCTGGGAGATTTGATTCAGTTGATTGGTAATCAGCGTGCTGCTGATTTCAGTCCTTCTGTAATCTTCGTTAGCAATGCTACTTATAGCACTTTACTGATTGAATCTTTCACCAATGGTTACTACCTCGGTGCAGGTTCTTTGGGTATCGGTGCTAACGGCGCTTTGAATTTAGTTGGTGTGCCTATCGTTGGCGTTAACTGGATTCCTAATAGCCGTGCATTGGTACTTGATAACTCATTCATTGAGCGTATCGAAGTAAACGGATTGAACATCGAATTAAGTTACGAAGATCAAAACAACTTCGTGACCAACATGGTTACCGCTAGAATAGAGTGCTACGAAGCTATCAACTTGATGCTGCCTAATAGTACTATCTACGCTACTATCTAATCATTTGCAGAATGATACAGGGGGAGGACTTTTCCTCCCCCTTACTTTTAAGCATGAAAAAGCGTGAACGAAAACACATACCCAAAAAAACTGCGCATCTTGTGGCACGTTCAGAGCTACTTGCCAATGGCAAAATCTGGATCAGAATGGATGGCACACGCCATCAACAAATGGATGTTGCAAAGAGGTCACAAAGTGAAGGTGATGACCTCCGCAATGAATACTGAATTTTACGAGTACGAAGGGATACAAGTATTCAACCGTACACACGATTGGTACTTTCACCACGAATGGGCCGATATAATCTTCACTCAATTAGACTTTGCGCAGGATGTAGTCAATGACTGCAAGGTGAGTAAAAAACCAGCCGTATGGTTTGCGCACAATACATTCATGTACACTTCCGTTAGGTCAAACCGACATCTAAACGTTGTGTATAATAGCAAGTGGAATAGTGAGTTTTGCAAGTACGATAACAACGGATTCATACTACCCCCACCCGTTGACATTGACCATTACAGGGTTGAACGTGGGCAAGAAATAACACTGATCAATCTTAATAAGAATAAAGGGTCGGAGATGTTCTACCGCATAGCCGAAGCGATGCCACAGGAACGATTCTTAGGCGTACAGGGCGGCTACGGTCAGCAGATATACAAAGAGTTGCCGAATTTATCATACATGGCTAATCAGTCCGACATTCGCAATGCGTATAGGCGGACGGGAATACTATTAATGCCTTCACAATACGAATCATGGGGAAGGACGGCAACGGAAGCAATGGCATCTGGAATACCTGTAATTGTAAGTGATTTGCCGGGGCTTCGTGAGAATTGTGGCGATGCTGCGATATACTGTCGGCCTGACCGATTGGAGGACTGGGTGGCGGCCATCAATAATGTGAGAAATAATTACGAATTTTACAGTCATAAATCGCTGCAACGGGCGAAGGAGTTAGAACCGGAGCAAAATTTAATAAACTTTGAACAATGGGTAATCAATCTTACATCATAGATAGTCAGTTAACGGAGGTGAGTTATGGCGAACCTTTAACACTTGCCGAAGCAAAACAATACATTCGTGTTACTCACGATTCAGAAGATGCACTAATTGCATCAATGATAAGTGCTGCCCGAAAAACTATTGAAGATGCAGCCGGAATATCTATCCTGACAAAGACCGTTAAAGTATGGTTTTCTAACAAAGGCGGTTCTTTCAACCTACCTTTCGGCCCGGTGATTTCCGATGTTGTGTTGTATGATGACTATACTAATACATTACTTGCTGACAAGCGAATAATTGGAGGGAATTACCCTGTGGTAAAGTTTCCTCAAATAGATACTTTGAGGGCAGAATATCAGGTGGGAATGACCCATGTTACAGAGCCAATAGAAGTATTTGCGCCAACACTGGCAACCGATGGTGAGGGGGGTTATTCGGTCACCCTGAATAAAACGGCTGATATTTGGGGTTTGTTTGTGCCGGAGGGGAATGACCGTACTTTAATAGCAGCGGAGGTAAGTTACACGCAACAGGCGAGAGTATTCGTCCGCTACCCCCTCACCATTGATAATACCTATAAGCTAGGAATAGAAGGCAATCAGTGGACTATTCATAGTATCACCAATTTGGATAATAGGAAGGAGTATTTGGAAATATTAATATATAGGTAATGAGCCAGGCGAATTTAGAAATAATAGGGGGGAAGGCAGTAAGGCGAATGTTTGATATTGCAGCGCAAAAGATTGGGCCGCAACTTAATAAGGAGATGAATGCTTCTGCCCTGACTATTGAAAAGACCGCCAAGCAGTTAGCACCTGCCAACTTTGGTAAACTTCGCCAATCCATAAAGCATAACATTGGTGAGCCGTTGATGAAAACGGTATATTCGGAGTTACGTTATGCCCCTTATGTTGAATTTGGCACAGGGCGTAAAGTGTTTCAAATAAAGGGGGGCGGCCAGGTTAACCCAAAGTATCACAAATTCGCAGCGCAATTTAAGGGTAAGGGTAAAGGTGATTATTACGATTTCTTAATGGCTATTCTGCAATGGGTAGAACGCAAGAAGTTGGCACAGAAAACAAACCCTAAAACAGGCCGTAAAAGAACAAGCAAAAATGATGTTATCCGGATGGCAGAATTTATTGCATTTAAGATAATCAAAAACGGAGTAAATGCCCAACCCTTTCTCATCCCTGCCTATGAAATGGAGAAACCCAAACTGATTAAGCGGATTCAAAACTTGCTGAAGAAATGATAATGAAAAACCCTGCCATAGAGATTAAGAAGTGGTTAGTCAGCCAATTACAGGCCTATTCATACATTGATGTTTACGATGCTATGGTCCCGGATGATGCCGATGGTGAGTATATTGTCATTTCTGCCCGTACTGCTTCACCCATTGACAATAAGACCGGGTATAGTCACGAAGTATCCGCAAACATTGACATCGTAACGAAGGGGAATGGCTTTGGCTTCAAACGTGCCGAACAGATTGCAGAGTTAGTAATGGGCGGCATCAATTCCGATACAATCGTAACCCTTCCGGCTGGATGGGATTGTAAGAACGTGGTAATGGCATCCATCAACAACTTGGAGGACTTGGACCCGTTCGGCAATACTTTTCGTGTCATAATTCGTTATACCTTTGTAATCACTCAAACACAATAAAATATGTCCTACACTTTCGTAAATGCCAGGGATATTATCCTGCAACTTGACTTCGACAGAAATAGCACCTTTCTGCCCGTTGCCTGTTTGACTTCAAACTCAATGGAAATCACACGTGACCCAATTGATGCTGATAGCAAATGCGGTGACTTGCAACTGCCAGGGGATTCAGTTAGTCAGACAATTTCCTGTTCAGGTCATGCAATTGACCAAGCTGGAACCGTGAGCCGTGAAAGCTATGAGCGTTTGTACTTCATGTTGCAAAACAAGATACAATGCCCTGCACGTTTCGGCCCTGCTACGGCAGTATCCGGTGACATCGTGTATAGCGGTGAAATCTTCGTTACCTCACTTTCATTGAGTGCTGACGATAAGGATACCATGAAGTTTGATGCTGAATTTCAGGTAGCTTCTGCTCCTTTAACTCAAACAAAGACATACTAATTTATGACACCATACGAATTACCAATTTCGGGAGGTGTTATCAAATTAGAGTGGGGAACATGGGCGATGCACCGCTTTTGTGAGATGAATGGCAATCTTGCCATATCAAAGCTAATGCAGTTGTATGATGGGGAGGTGTTTGCTTTCAAGCACATTATTACGATGGTACAGGCGGCATCGGAGAGCGCTGGAACGGTGATTGATGAAAGGACTGCTGCCAAGTACATTGATGAGTCGGGGGGTGCTAATGGTGCTGCGATTGCAGGGTTTGTGAACTACACCATCAAGTCCATGATTCCCGATATACCTGCTGATAAGGAGGCGCAAGAAGAAAAAAAAAGTTAAGAGAAAAGACGTGGGATGAGATTATAGTTCTCGCCTTGGAAGTTGGCCTAACGATTGAGCAGTTTTGGCGGCTTACCTGGCGAGAATTTTTATTATACCGAAAGGGGTATGAAGCAAGGCAGTTGGCGGAGTGGCAAAGGACAAGGTTGATTGCGTATGTGATCTACTGCACCAACACGGAAACGAAGGGGCGCAAAGAGATAACGGAATTCTTACCTTTGTCAACAGATGATAAACCGGATAGAGGGGAAAGATTGACACAGGAGCAGTTTATCGAAAATATGAAGAAATTATCAGAAGCATTAAAATAAAGCAATGGCAGAAGAATCACTCAAAATAGTACTCACGGCTGATAATAAGCAAGCCATTGCAGCGATGAAGCAGACCGTTACATCGCTTAATGAGGTTGATTCTGCTGCTAATAAGACAGGGGGCAAGGTGGTTGCAATGGGTAAGGACTTCACCGGCCTTTCCCGTGTTATTCAGGATTTACCGTATGGTTTTAATGCTATCGCCAACAACTTGACAAACATACTTCCGGCTGCTGGTGCTTTGGGATTGGGTATATCTGCACTTGTTGCCGGGTTGCAGTTTGCTCAATTAGGGTTCGGTAACTGGACGAGGGGGTTGGAAACAACAAAAGAAAAGTTAAAAGAAACCGAACAAGAGAATGAGAAATTTAGGCAATCACTTGCAAAAGAAAAATCGCAATTAGATATACTTTTTGCTACTGCCACAAATGACAATATATCAAGGGAAGCAAGGTTAAAGGCGGTTAAAGATTTAAGGAATGAATATGGTGGCTACCTTAAAAACTATTCGGATGAGGATATTCTTGTAGGAAAAGCAGCCGAAGCACATAAAAAGTTAGCAGATGCAATAATGCAAACTGCAAAGGCGCAAGCGTTAAGAGATGCAGTACAAAAAGATTATGATGCATTAATTAAACTTGATCAAGATTTAGCAGACGCAAAAAGAAATAAAGAGCAAGCAGATAGAGATATGCTTGCATTTAGTAAGGGCAGGTATCAAGAGGATATACAAGCGCAGGAAAAATTACTAAAGGAAGAAACAAGAATTGCTAATGAAAGGTACAGGATTCAGCAAGAGATTAACAGGAAAATAAATTCAATTTCAGATTTAGCTGTTGCTCCTTTTGGTGGTGGAGATGGTGATAAAGAAAAGAAGGGGAAACTCCGCCAAAGTTTACACGGCAAAATGCTCGAAGAATCAATGAGGTTGGATGCTTTGAGTTTGGTTGCACCTAAAAAGAAAGCAGCAGCAGCAATCAAACCACCTGACCCTAGCAAGTTAGGTGAACTTGAATTTTTAATGAAGAAAAAAGCATATCAAGATGATTACAACAAAACATTAGAAGTAGCAAACAATCTAACCAATACTGCAATGAATAGTATTAATGGACTTGTTACATCTATGCAGCAAGGTCAAAGCATTGGTGAGGCATTTGGCAATATGTTTAAAAATCTTGCTATTCAAATTGCATTGGCAGCAGCAAAGGCGGCAATATTTACCGGCATTTTATCATTACTTCCAGGAGGTACGGCAGGTGCAGCAGCAGCAAAAAAAGCAGGTACAGAAGCAGGGGGCGGTGGTTTTTTCAAGATGTTCAAAAGTCTCCTCGGCTTCTCCGAAGGCGGCACCGTATCAGGCCCGAAGTCGGGGTATCCCGTAATGCTTCACGGCACAGAGCATATTGTCCGGCCCGATCAGATGAGGTCAATCATAGCATCCGCTTCGCAAATGGGAGGGGGTAATAGCAGGGTGATAGTTGAGGGAAGGATAAGCGGTCAGGACATTTGGTTGAGTCAGCAAAGGACATCTGTTTATAGAGGATTAACTACTTAATATGGCGTGTAATAAACTAACAATAACAGTTTCAAGTACAGATATAGCTGCTGCATCTGATGGATTTGTATATTTTGAATTTCAAACGTGTCAAGGTGAAATTGTAACATTTGCTTACAATGAAGTAAGAACTAATTATGTCACAGGGTACAATTACGAAACTGCATATACCCCACAGATATACATTTTTGCACCAAATAAACAAGCAGCTACAGGCGGCTCGTCTGTAACATCTGGAATTATAGCAGGTGCAACAACAACACCATACGAAACTGCTTCTCTGCTTGTTCCTCCTGCATACGGTAAAAAATATACCCTATCCGCCATAGGGAAGTCAGGGCATACCTTTACTGCTGAAATTTGGGAGAAAGGTTATTCGGGGAGCGTGTATTCAGTAGGTACAGGGCCGGAGCCTTTTGTAATGAATTGTAATGCTTCCGGCGATGACCAATTCCAACCGATACTACCTACCACATTTACGATACAAGCGGACTTCACTTCGTTTGTAGGGCCATTGCCGGACTTTACTACAACGGATGACAGAAAGTATCATGTGAAATTTTATGCCAATGGTACGTCTTATTTGATTTGGCAAGGGTTTATATTATTTGATACCGTTTCATTGCCTTTTACTACCGGAAGAAACTTTATAACTTTTAGCTGCATTGATGGACTTGGGATGTTGAAAAGTATTCCCTATATCCCATCAACAGGAGATGTTAACGGACTTGAAACGATACAAAAGATAATTAACAATTGTTTAATGAATATCTATCTTCCTGATGGATATACATTCAATTCATCAGTTAATTATTATCAAACGGTTGCAATGAGCGAAAGTACAAGCACTATAAGGCAATTGTATTTAGCACCTGCGATATTTCTTAAAAACTCAACAACATATCCAAGTTGCTATGAAGTATTAGAAAGGATTTGTGAGTCTTTCGGAGTGCAATTATATCAATCAAATGGGCAATGGTGGTTTACTTCCGTAAATGAAAAGGCATCTGATAGTATCAGAGTATTTACTACCAATTGGAAGTTAGTTGCTGATACTTTAAGCACAAAGAATATCAAGTATGATATAAAGCCATACCAAAATGATACATTAACACCGTTCTACTTTATAAATAATGGGCAAGTTAAAATATTAAAAAAAGGGTATAATAGTATTCAAATAACAGGTGATGTTAAATTTCCTGAAAATACAATAGCTAATGGAGATTTGTCAAGATTAGATTCGTCTAATGAGCCAATATATTGGACAAAGTCTTTAGGAGTTAGTGGTATTTATGATAGAGTTGTTGTTGATAATTTCACTTGCCAAAGAATTGTAGCTGGAACGGTAGCAAGTACTTTAATTTGTGATAGACCAGGCAAGGTGCAACAAAACGAGGAAATAGATTTGACTTTTGTTTATGGTGCAACCTATACCAATGTAAATGACTTGTTAAGAATATTTATTCGTATTGATGTTGGGGGTGGAAACTTTTGGAATTACAGGAAAAACAATGACGAACCTTATTGGGTTTATAATGATAGCACTGCTTATTATGGAGCGCCACAAAACTCTGACAGGATAAAAGAAACAAATGTAAAGACATTAGCAGCCCCGGCAAGTGGAACACTTGTAATATATTTTAATGTTAGAGCAAGCGAGGTAAATGCCTTGTATCTTGCATCTGTAACAAGAAAATCATCATACCCTGTATCCAGTAGAGTTATTTATAATGATGTAACACCTACACCTTACAAAAAAGAGGTTGATGTGTTAATTGGTTTACCATTTCCATACAATGCAGTTAATCAAACTCAATCAATATACACTAATACAAGTTATACACCTTTAACAGATGTTTACAGATTCGGGGCATCTTCTACGCTTTATATCAATTTAGGTACCTTATTATTTAACCAATATTTTAACTGCATATCAAAGCCACAAATAAATATGCAGTTTAGTCAGTATAACTTATTCAATAATACTGAATTTATAGGGCTTCTTAATACAATGGCAATAACTGACCCGTCGCCTACTTTGTCCGTCAATGACAACAGGTATATTTTCGGGGCTTCACAGTTTAATTTTATCAGTAACACAATAGAAGCAAATGCCCTACAAATTAGGGATGAAATATTACCATACACCCTTATAGACCCGGCTAACCCTGCATTATTGCCTCCAAGTTGCAAACGCTATACAAATACTTCACCATTTAACTGGACAGGTGGGTATCAGAAATGCGATGGAACTTGGTTATACAATGTAACTTTGACACCTGGTTCGTTTATATGTGCAAGGATGTTCACTCCATTCACTATATCCGGATCAAATTTAACACTAGGAACAGATTGTACATAATATGACACCAGTAACCGGCCAAAAGCTAAACATCTACAAATACAATTCCATAGCGAATACCGACACGCTGATAGCGTGCTCCCGTACTTGCACATTGAACGTTAGTGTTAATGCGATGGAGGTAACCAATGTTAACTCCGCATGGTTCCAAGAGAGCCGTCCAGACGTTGCAAATTGGTCAATTTCAGCCGATGGGTAAGGACATTGGAACGTATCAGGCAACATTCCAGGGTACAGGGCCGTACTCATTAGCAGGAACCACCATAACGCCCGTAGGGATACTTATTCAGGGTACAACGGTACAGGTATTACAATACACTGCTGCCGGTGGTGAAACTTCCATCGCTATTCCCGGTGGGGCTGGTAAGACAATGCTATACGGTAGCAGGGGTGGAACGGCATTTGAAACGATTGTCTATAGTGGTTCACCCGGTACGGGTTGCACGTGGACAATTTCAACGGGTACACTTGCTGTTGATAGCGGTGTGCCATTCTTTACAGGAGAGAAAATTATTATTTTAGTTCAATAAACACTTAATTATGTTACAAAGATTCTTATTTATTGCCCTCACTTTATGTTCCCTTCCTGCATCCGCCCAATGGCAGCAGACAGGTAGTAAGGTTCGGTACGTTAACGGGTTGGGTATTCCCACGAAGGATACCGCTGCCGGTGTTGCTGCTGATAGTTCGCAGATATTGATAAGGCCGGCTGATAGTTCGCTTTATGTGAAGTATAAAAGAACGTGGGTAAAGGTAGGCGGTGGTACGGTTAGTGGTACAACCAATAGAGTGTCTAAATTCACAGGGGCAACAACAGTAGGT